CTTGTTGTTCATTGACGAGCTTATTGATAGCGGAATGGACACAGCAGGCGTAGAAAACAGCATAGGCATACTGAAAAAGATGACTAGAGAGCGTGATAAGAACGTTTTCTTGATTAGTCACAAGGATGAACTAGTAGGCAGAGTGAATAATGTATTAAGAGTTGTTAAAGAAAACGGCTTTACAAGTTATGCAACAGATATTGACATAGTAGATTAATGGATTCGGATACACACGATAAAATAATACTTGCTGTGCTTGAATATTTTGAACTAAACGAAATATTCAACCATCGTCCTGCAGAATTAAAACGCAGGAAGGTGCGTAAAAAGCTATCTGAACTACGCAATCTATGCAATGTTAGGCGAGAAGAAATACTACAAGAACATATTAGGCATGTAAAAGACGGCAGAGCAAAAAATAATCCAGAAAAGGCACGAGAAGCAAAGACAAACAAGTAACTATTATATGAATTGGACTTACAAAGGTAAAGAAATAACCGAAATATCGGATGAATATGAAGGATTCGTTTACCTTATAACCAATTTAACAGACAATCGCAAATATGTAGGCAAAAAACTAGCTAAATTTAAAACAACCAAGCCACCTCTAAAAGGCAAAAAGAACAAACGCAGAGGTCACAAAGAATCAGATTGGCGAGACTATTGGGGATCATCAGATAAACTAATAGCAGACGTAGAAAAATTAGGCGAAAACAAATTCACTAGAGAAATACTTTACTTTTGTAAATCTAGAGGCGAAATGTCATACTTAGAGGCACGAGAACAATTTGAACGTAGAGTTTTAGAAACAGATGAATACTACAATGGTATTATAAACGTTCGAGTTGGTGGTTCAAAAATACTTAGAGAAAATTTAAAGGCACATCAGGACACTGTTTGATCGGAATTGTTCGATCCACCTTGAGCTTCACGTAACCACGTGATCAGATACTGGTGAAGTCCAACAGGCTGTATGCTACGAAAACCCCTTAGCACTAGGAACGAAGCGGGGGATAGCGCATTTTGCGTGATGTCGACGTAGGTTGGGAAAGGTCAGAGCCCAGTAGCATAGTCAAATACCTACTTCCGATCTCGGCCATGCTACTCGTATGAAGCTTTGAGAAGATGGAACCGCTAGTAGGTTCCGTCTGACCAATTAATCTGTATGAAACTACAGTGCTTCGCACTTAAGATAAACAAATATGTGTTGAGTGACAACGAAAACACAGATGAACGTAGTTCATCTTAATAGTAGTAAATATAATATGGCAACAGAATTAGTAAGAAATATTGTAAAAAAAGCAAATACTCCACAAATGTGTTGGAGAACACCTAATAGTGGACAGTGTGGTAAGTGTGAACGCAATTGGGCAAGTGATGAAGAAGATGGCGTGTTTCATATTGATGAAAAAGATTTAAACATACTCCTTGATATGCTTAAAGGATATGAATATGAAACTATCACTCGTAAAAAAGAGATAAAAAATATATACAAAGAAAGTTGGACATTGCCAGTTGGTAGAGTTACTAGTGACACTAGTAGATTGCCACGAATTGTTTTGCTGTTAGAGTCAACTTTAGGTAATGCTGTGATAACAGGTAAAGTTATTCAAGCAGCAAACACATTGAGTTGGAGCAGCACCTGTGAAATACGTGATAAAATTATTCTTGGATTAGGTTTCAAGGATAGAGGTGGCAAAGAAGTGTTTGCTGATGAAAAGTTAAAACAAATATATGCAGAAGATAAATAATTTATATTAAGGAAACTCTCATGAAAGTATTTCAAGTTATTGCAGAACAAAATGAATTAGATGAAATTGGATTAAATCCGTTTGGAAAACTTGCTCGTCAACAACGTGCAGCAAATAAAGCTGGCAAACAAAGTATAAAAGACGAAGTAAATCAATTGCGTATTGAGTTTAACGCATTTCTTAAAACAAGCAAGCAGCCTGCAACTGCTGGCACACTGTTAAATTACTTGAAGCAAAAAGGTTACGGAGCAGAAGCAGCAGCTATTATTAAAGCACTACCAAGCAAAGGCAGCAAGATGAGAGCAAAAGCTGCTGCACAGGATAAAAAAGCAGCAGCCCAAGCAGCAGCACAAAAGACAGCAGCTGGTCAAGCAGCAGCCGCAGCTGGTTTAGGCAATCAAGGAAGTGCAGCAAGCATTAACAAGATGCCAGCTGATCAACAGAAGATTGCAAGACTAGCAGCAAGTCAATACGATGAAGCAGCAGCAGGCGATGTATTAAGCGGCGGACAAATCAAAAGTGTTATTGACCAAGTTGTAAGAAAAGGCTTTACTAGCAAAGCAGGATATTCAAAAGGTAAATTTGCTGGAGACGAGCCGCCTGCAACATTTAAGTCTGCTCAGGGTGCACCAGGTGATGCAACACAAAAAGCAATTGCACTTTTGAAAAAAGCAGGTTACACTGTAACTAAAGATTAAAAAAACGGCTGTTGTGTTTTCTTAGCAACTTCTAAATTATCTTCGGCAAGTTTAGCTATAACTTCTCTGTCCTCTGGAGACAGCATAAAAGCATCATCATAACTCAAACCACCACGCATGTGCCAAACCATTTTGGCTAAATCGTAGCGGAGTTGTTTAATTTCTTCTTCTTGGACCTTGACCTCTTGTAATATTTTCTCCACGGGGAGAGCCAAGATCCTTATGCGAAAAAATTTGAAGCGTCAAAGTTAATAGGCACTTCAAATGTTTCAGGAGCGCCAGTTGCTCTATCCTCTTCTGTTGTGACAATTTTTCTTGGTTTTACAGCAAATTTTTTGCGTTGATTATCAACATGGTCAAGCAGTGACTTGTAAAATTCAACAGGTGCGTTCTGTAAAAACTCCATGATGTGATTTTTATCAGTTACAGTTTGATCACCTACTGTGATGCTTACAACACTTGAATACACACTTGTTAGATTCATTTCTGTGAGTCTTGAGAATGTTTCATTAAACTGAGATAGTTTTTCTACTTCACTCAATTTTTCGTCATCAACAATACGAAGAATACGCTGTTCTTCGAATGTTTTGAGTGCAACATCTGTAAACTGTCTATAGTTCATTGGTTGTGTTTCTACTTTAAACTCGTTGTGTTCAAAGATTGGATCATAAGTTTGACTGTTAAGTTCGTCTAGTAATTCAACTAAGTTTGTTTCAAAGCTACGCTCTTCTGCTGTGCCTGGAATAGTTATATCCATAGTTAACATTTCACCATAAGTTGCAATACGAATTGCTGTAAGCAGTGCATCAAGATCAATACTTGGCACCATCCATGCGTTCTTGATAGCAGGCACACAGTTTTGAATCACATTGACTGTGCTTTGTCCGTTGAGCAATGCATCAGGCGTTTTGATCATGATTTCGTCTTTTGCCGTCATAGGATAAACTGCATATTGATTGTTTTCTGTTTTTTCTAGCGATCCAGGTGCATAGAACAACCCTTTACTAGGTAAATCGATAAACAATTTGGGCTGACGAAAATGTTTCATCAGCGGATTTGCTGTTATTTCGCTCATATTTTTCTCCGGATAAATAACTTATACAGTATATACCATATTTAATTAAGTGCGTAGTTAATTTAGGAATCAAAAGTGACTGATACAGATATTCGTAATGTAGGTGGACCAGATGGTGTAGCCAGTGAAGCAACTCTTATGAGACTTGTTGAATTAACAAGATCAATGCAAAGAGGCACCAATGCTGCGGCTCAAGCTGAAGCTAGACTACGCAAAGCACACAATGATTCTGTAGCAAAAGGCACAAAAGAACTTGGACTACTTGGTAAAGCAGCTGACCTAGCTGGAAAAGGTTTAAACAAGTATGCCAATGTTTTGCAACACGGTGTTAGTGGTGTAAGCGACTTTAGCAAATACATTTTAGGCAGCAACAGCGCACTACAAAGACTAGTTGAATATGCTGACCAAAGCACACATCAATTTAGAGAACTAAGCCAAGTTGGTGCAGGATTCAGCAACAGTATTTTTGAAATGAACAAAGTTGCTGCAACCAGTGGCATGGCTATGACACAGTTTTACGAAACTATATCTGGCAACAGTGAAGTGTTAAGGATGCTAGGCGGCACAGTCACAGACGGTGCAAAACGTTTCTCAGAAATATCAAAAGGTATCCGTCAAAGTGATCTTGGTCAAAGACTTTTACAATTAGGATTTACTGCTCAAGATATCAACGAAGGCTTTCTGTCTTATTCAAACAACATGCAACGCCAAGGATTATTGCAACGCATGAGCAATGCAGAGTTAATTGAAGGCAGTGCAAACTATCTAAAAGAAATTGACTTGCTTGCAAAAGCAACAGGCAAAAACAGACAAGAATTATTGAATCAAACCAGCGAGTTGCAAAACAGTGCAGCATTCCAGGCATTGCAAGCAAGAGCAAGTGCTGACGGTGCAGGACAACTCGAACGCAACATGGCAAGTCTTGCAAGTTTCTTACCAGGCTTTACTGGCGACATCATGGACATGGCAAGTGGATTGCGTGGTAGCCAATTAGAAATAGGTTTGAGTCAAAGTGCTGCTGGTCAACAAATGGTTAACTTGATTAGAAACATGGAAGGTATGAGCAATACTGAATTCCTAAGAAACATGCAGCAACTTGGTCCTCTTATTGGTAATACTGTTGCAGCAATGGATCCAGCACAGATTAGAGCATTGAGAGCACAAGGTAGTCCTTTGGCTGCACTGTTTGATGCGATGCCTGCCTTTAGAGCAATGGCAAACATTGATCCTGATGCAGCTGAAAAAGAACAAGAACAACGTAATAAACTAACAGAATTGTTTGCAGGATTTTCAGATGCAATATCAAGATTGTCATCATTTATCTTAGAGGAATTTTTGAACAGTGAAACGTTTGAATCTTTGAAAAGAATTGGCAACAGCCTGTCTGAGACATTCAAACAATTGTTTGGCGAACAAGGTGAAAGCGGTGCTTTTGCTAATGCAAGCGAAGGCATTAAAAATTTTACAACAACAATTGATACATGGTTTGTTGAAAATATTACTCAACCGTTACAAGCATTTATAGATGATTTTAATAACTTTAGTGCAGAAGGCGGAACACCTTTAGAATTTTTGAAAATGAAAGTCACAGAAGCAGGTAATGCTATTGCTGACTATTTGTTAGGTCCTATTGAAAGTGAACCTGGAGGTCCAAACAGAGGACAACGAGCTGGCGGCATACTTAAAAAAATCACAGACGGTATAGCAAATGCATTCAGCGGAGACGGTGCAAGTAATTTTTTAACTAGTATCAGTGATAGTATTAAAGGTGTATACGAAAAACTAACAGCAGACGGAACATTTATAAGTGATGTAACAAAAAGTGTCACTGACATTTTTACAAACCTAACAAGCGATCAAGGTTTTATAACAAACATCAGTAATGCAGTAACTAAAATATTCACAGACTTAACAAGCGATCAAGGGTTTATTACAAAAATTAATGATGCAATTTCAAGTATTTTTTCTGATCAAGGTGTAATTTCTAGTGTAAGCACTGCCTTTAGTGATTTTATGAAGAACAATACTGTAATACAAGCAATGTCAGATGCTATATCAAATGCAATGGATACTGTAGAAACCAGTCTGCGTGACTGGCTTGGTATGTCTCCAGGTGAAACGTTTACACAAAAATTAACCTCACTAGTCACAGACTTGACAAATTCAATTTTAGATATTATAAATGAAAAGATACCAACATTAATTAGCACAGCAGTAAGTGCTGCGGTAAAAGCTGTTACCGGAGAAGGTAAAAGAACATCAGTTACTGGTACACCCGATAGTGCTGGAGCAGAAACTATATTAAATGACATTCAAGGAGATGGACTATTAAATTTTGACGATCTTGCTAAATTTGGATTATACGGATTAACAGATGTTAATGAAGTGGGTGGACAAGAATTAGTAAATAAGATATTCGCAGCAAGCGGCTTAGACACTGGGTTCTGGGCTGGCAACGTCCAAAATTCGTGGAGTAACAATAGAACTGTTGGCGATTTAAGCAGAGCATTGGATGAATTGAGAATACAAAATCAACAAGGAACAATTTCTAATGAAGCGTTAGAACTATTAGGACAACTAAATGCAGCATTACCAAACAAAAGAGTTGGCACATTAAGAGCAACTGGAAATCCGTTTGAACAAAAAGATGGATTACAGTTTGTGCATAGAGGAGAACAGATTATACCAGCAGGCGAAGCTAATATGACTCGTCAGTCTGATGTGGTTGCTGCCATAAATCGGTTAAATACTACTACCATGCAATTACTCGCAGCAACAAATCAAACCAACCGCGGAGTTCGCGGAATTAGCAACGACTTCTTGAAAGGAGCGTTAACAGTATGAGTTGGAAGAAACACTTTACTCCAGTAGCCACAAGTATGAATGTTGGCGGTAGCTATTCGCCTTTTAGCTTTAACAAAGGCCAAGGCGTAGGTCCAGCAGCAGCAAACTACAGTTCTCACTTACCAGATGTTTATGTTGGTTCACCAAACCGTATTGAACGCTATGGTCAATACAACACCATGGACAACGACAGTGAAGTAAATGCTGCTCTTGACATACTTGCAGAGTTCTGTTCGCAGAAAAACAAAGAAAATCAAACTCCATTTAAACTGGTATTCAGCAAAGCACCAACCAACACTGAAGTTCAAGTAATTGGCCAGTATCTTAAACAGTGGTGCAAGATACAAGAATTTGAAAAGCGTATCTTTAAAATTATTAGAAACGTGTTTAAGTTTGGCGATCAGTTCTTTATTAGAGATCCAGAAACACAAAAGTGGTTTCATGTTGATCCAGCCAATGTAACTAAAATTATTGTTAACGAATCACAAGGCAAACGTCCAGAACAGTATATTGTCAAAGACATTAACATTGCCTTTGAAGCACTGAGTGCAACAAAAATCAACACAAATCAAGCATATGGCCCAGGCGGCGGCGCTGGCTATCAAACACTTGATCAAAAATATATGACAGGAAGAACACCTGACAGCAACAACAGTAGATTTGGCAACGAAGCAAATGAAACAGCAGTTGATGCACAACATGTGGTTCACTTGTCAATGAGCGAAGGATTAGACCAAAACTTTCCTTTTGGCAACAGTTTGCTAGAAAGTATTTTCAAAGTATACAAGCAAAAAGAACTGCTTGAAGATGCGATTATTATCTATCGTGTCCAACGTGCGCCTGAGCGCAGAGTATTCTACGTTGATGTGGGCAACATGCCATCACACCTTGCTATGCAGTTTGTGGAGCGTGTAAAAACGGAAATTCATCAAAGAAGAATCCCATCCAAGACAGGCGGTGGCCAAACAGTCATAGACAGCAGTTACAACCCGCTATCAATTAACGAAGACTACTTCTTTCCTCAAACTGCTGAAGGCCGCGGCAGTAAGGTTGAAACACTACCAGGCGGAACAAATCTGGGAGAAATTGACGATTTAAAGTATTTTACAAACAAATTACTACGTGGCTTGCGTATTCCTTCGAGCTACTTGCCAACTGGCGCAGATGACAGTGCAAGCCAATACAATGATGGTAGAGTGGGCACAGCGTATATTCAAGAATTGCGTTTCAACAATTATTGCGAACGCTTGCAAAGCATGATTACTGATGTTTTTAACAATGAATTCAAACTGTATCTCAATAAGAAAGGTATCAATGTCGATGTTGCTATGTTTGATCTAAAACTGCAACCTCCGCAAAACTTTGCAAGTTATAGACAAGCTGAACTTGATAACAACAGAATATCAACTTTTGCACAAATGCAACAAATTCCGTTTATTTCCAATAGATTTGCTCTTGGACGTTTCTTAGGATTGAGCAAAGAGGAAATTGCAGAAAACGAAAGACTGTGGCGTGAAGAAAACGACGAATACTTTAATGCAGGTGATGTTGATGCGGCAGCACAATTAAGAGATGCAGGTATCACCGGAAGCGACATCAATAATGATTTAGAAGCTACAGCAGGAGATGAAGTAGAAACTGACGATATTGCAGCTGGAGGTGACGAAACTGCGGTAGGAGCAGACGATACTGCAACAGAGGCATAAATAATACTATGATACTACGTGAGTTATATTATTTTGATAAACAGACTATGGAACCCAAAGAGGACCAGAGATACATCGCCGACGACGATGAAACACCAATTTCAATGGATGATACAAGAAAAACTAGACTCACGCTAAAAGATATAAACAGGGCACGTAGGGCAGACGATGCTCATAAAAGAGAAGCTGAAAAAGACTTACTATATGTTAGGGCAATGTATGGACTAGCTGCTCAAGGTGGTGAAGAAGCAGTAGCATAGGAGTCAATTATTGCCCAAAGTATATATTCCTGGCGAAACTAAAGCTCAAAGAAAAGCAAGAAAAAAAGAAGAGAAAGCAGCTATAAATCAAGCAGCTAAACTTCATGCACGGGTAAGAGAATTACCTAAACCTCCTCCGCCACCTATAAGCCCAGGTCCTAGTGATCAAATAAAACAAAATGACACTTGTTTTGTATTAGGCAATGGAACCAGTAGAAAAGGCATAATTTTAGAAGAACTACGCCCGCTTGGCACAATTTATGGTTGTAATGCTTTGTATAGAGAGTTTATTCCTGATTATTTGGTAGCAGTTGATACAAAAATGATTAGGGAAATATCAACTAACGGTTATCAACACAAGTATCCAGTATGGACAAATCCTAACAAGTATAGTAGAAGTGTGCAAAATATAAACCTATTTCAACCTAATCTTGGTTGGAGCAGTGGACCTACTGCATTGAACTTTGCAAGTCAACAAAAACCCAAAGAAATATACATTCTTGGTTTTGACTATCAAGGCATAGGTATTAGAAATGAATTGGTAAACAATATGTATGCTGGCACCGAAAACTATAAAAACATCAATGATAGAGCAACTTATTTTGGAAATTGGGAAAGACAAACAGCAAGTGTAATTCAAAAAAATCCAAAAATTAGATATATAAGAGTAGTTCCTGAAGAAGGATTTTTTACTCCAAAAAGTTTAGAAGGACACGATAATTTAAGACACATTACTATAGAAAAATTTAAAAAATCTTTAAAATTATCATAAGTGCGCACAAAATAGGCTCGTTTGAGCCCATTTCTGCGTATATTTTCCTATAAAGTGTAAATATAACTGACAGCCTTGACAATAAAGGAGAATGACATGACTGATCAAACAAAATTCGAGGAAATGCTCGAAAAACTAGTTAACGAGGACCGTGATGGCGCAGAAGCACTATTCCACGAAATCGTTGTAGAAAAATCAAGAGAAATTTATCAAAACATTTTAGACGAAGCTGACGAAGAAGTTGAAGAGACTACAGA